TTTTTATAGTTACGAATAATAACTCTGCGCTTTGTCCACAATGCAAAGTTACAGTGCGGATTCTTTAAAGCGATATTATGAAAATTAATCATGTGTTTAGTATTTATTAACTCGCCGTGGCCGTGAAACCTAAAGAAAGCCGCATTAATTATTGGAATCTCTGAGTCTTCTAATATCACTTGAGATAATAATACTGAGTTTCTTTCAAAGGCTGGCTGGCAGTTTTTTCTGGAGCCGTTGAGCATATTCATTGAGTAACAAGACTTACAAATAGCATCAGATTTATTCATCTTGATACAAAACTCATTGGTCACAGTGTTCGTGTTTATTGCGGGAATCCCTTTAAGTTTACCCGTCATCTTACTGAAATGTATAGACATTATAACACCTCCACATTTAATTCAGTTTCAATCCAAACCTTAGCTCCACAACTTAAAGGTTTATCAGGACGATAAACTAATTTAGCCACAACATTACCTTCTTTATCTTTAATAACAGCTTCATTACACTTTCTATTTTGTTTATAATCTTTAACAGTAATAACTGGTAAATCTTTTGGGAAAGCTCCTTTACTATTAGCTCTAATATTATGTTGATTAACATGTAATATAGTTTTCAACTGTTTCTCCTTTTTAACTCCATAGAACAATAAAGAATCTCATCTTGATATTGTCCTGCCTTTGGATTGTCAGGCATAGCCTCTAAAGCCCTGCTACAATCAAACATAATATATTTTAATGACTCACTTTCTAATTTACTGAATCGCTTCATGGTTTGGCTATGCCACTTACCAGATCCATCGCCATAAGAATAATACATACTCACTCTCCATTATGAATTTTATTCATCTCCAAATACACTATCCCACTCATCTTTAGTAATACCCGATACAATAAACTCCCTTTCATCCGATGTTAAATTAGGCATAGCATCCTGAATTAACATACCACAACGCCAAGCCTCAATTTGTCTGGCGGTAACATCTAGATCTAAAGTATTTTCTTTCTTACTAATCATTGATACTCTGGTAATTTCCATACTAAAAACTCCTGTTATTAATAAGTGAGCAGTTTTATATCATACTCAGGATATTAATTTTCTAAGTCACAATTTATAACTTGGCAGGAGCAACCCTGTTAATTATAAATTACTCACCTTATAGGAATTACAGTCAGCCACCATCGTAGTCTTTCATACGGTATGTACCAAACTTAGAAAATTAATGGAACCCTCTTAAACTTTCATCCCAAACTATTGTAAATAACATCATCAGTGGTACTGTGATTGGTAATAAATATATATTAAATGCACTCACACAAAGCAGCGAGATTATTAATAATAAATATATTAAAAATATAAATACACTAACCATAAAATCTACAAACCACATAAACCACCTCGTAATATTAATTAAATTCAGGCGAGTAGTTTATTCACATACTCAGGTGACTCAGGATTACTTCGCAGTTAGAATTTCTAAGATTTTATCCATCTTAGATTCTAAGGAATCTACCCGTTGCTCTAAAGTCTCTGGAGACTTCGGAGTCTCTTTTGCTTTATTCTTAGACCCTTTGGGTCTGCCTCGGCCCTTCTTAGGAGCCTCTGCAACCTTTGGTTGAACCTTGGGTGTAGCCTTTGGCTCAACACTAGGAATCTTAATAGTAATTAAGATGTCTGAGGGAACCACAGTGGCTTGAAAAGCCAATTGCACATCGCCATGAGTCATCTTAGAGTTCAATACTTCTCCGAAGTAATGACCTACAGCACCTCTCATCCTGTTAAACAGGACATAACGATCCTGTGAAGTTAAATTTAACTTCGTAGCGAGTAGGTTAGTGTAGTGTGAGCATACAGCGTTGAACTGCTTGCCAGATGCCAGCTTGTTGTCGTCGATGTTGTATGTGAATGTCGCCATGATAAAACTCCTGAGTTGCCAAACAGCCGAATTGCTGAAGGCCATATCAAGGTGCTGGAATCCGATTTGATTGTCAACAGCTTTCTGGTGCGCGATTAATCATGATCGCATTATGCGCCTGTTAACACGCGAAGAAAGCCTGCATCATGTGCACATGTCATCAGTGCATGTTGTGATCGTCCCTAGCAGTTGCCGAAACCCTTGTCAACACTTATTTTTTAGAACGTAGTTCTAGGGGTCGTGTGCATGTGCGGCCATGCGCGATGGCAAACTTTTTGAGCTTTGTCACATGAATTATTTTCATAATCATAGATTATGATGGGGTTGTGTATGTGTATATACCTGCGCGATTGGCAGTTTTTTGGCGGGTCTGTCAAGTATTTTTTAACTACTTTGTAGTTAGTTCTGGAATTCTCATAGTATTATTATACTATGGCTAGAAATACTCGTAAGTCTCTGAAAATCCTCGGAGAGTTTTAAAGATTCTTTAAAACTAACACACTAGGGAGTCCTCTGGGACTCTATCAAGTACATAAGAATTACAAAGTAATTTTATTTAATATTACTTTAAAGAACTTTAAAGTATTCTGGAGTACTCTGGAGTTTCTTAAGAAACTCTGAGGCTTGGACTCTGGAAATCTTTAGAGTTTCTTAGGAAACTCTGGAGTCCTCGGAGGGTGGGCAGGAGGCCAGTACCCCCCACCCCCATATATACTAAATGTTATACATTTTCGGAAACTCTGGAGTGTCAAGCAGGTACTTCTGGGCGGGGCTAATAGACCCACTAAGGGGACAACATCCTATAGGAGATCCTTATAGCTTCTTGTCCGGTTAAGGCGGGTATTTAAAGACCCACTAAGGTGTCAAGATGCTATAAGGATCCCCTATAGGATCCTGACACCATAAGTCGGGTATTTAAAGACCCACTAACCGAACAACATCCTATAAGGATCTTATAGCTTCCTGTTCGGTTAGGACGGGTATTTAAAGAAGATAAACTTATACATATATCTATATGTAACCGGGGGGACCGATTACGTTAGTATATAGCTGAAAGTGCGTTTTGTCAAGTTAAATTTACTACTTGACAAAATGGCTATAAGCTCTATAATGATAAGTATGAATAAAGAACTGACAGATAAACAACACTCTTTCTTAGAACACCTAGTGGAACAAGGAGGTGATCCGAAGAAGGCAGCGGAGTTGGCTGGGTACAATAGTGGTCATTATCAGGTTGTAAAATCATTAAAAAAAGAAATATTAGACATAGCTGAAGGAATCCTAGCCCAGTCAGCTCCAAAAGCTGCTTTAAAACTTGTAGAAGTAATGAACTCTGATGTGCCTATTCCACAGGCTAACATGAGGCTACAGGCAGCACAGACAATCCTAGACCGTGTAGGCTTAGGTAAATCAGAACGTATAGATGTAAGTCATAAGGCTGAAGGAGGTTTATTTATACTACCTTCTAAACAAGAGGTTATTATTGATGGAGAATACGAGGAAGCTTAGGGGACATGTACCTTTCGGCTATAAGAAAGAAAAAAAAGAATTAATACCGATAGAAGAAGAATTAAAAGTATTAGATGAAATAAAAGAATTAGTATCTAATAAAGTAATATCTTTACGAGAAGGTTCTTCTTGGATTGAATATAAAACAGGTCGTAAACTAAGTTATCAAGGTTTAAAGAATATAATTGACAATGAAAGATTGGGAAATTAATCCAGATAAGTATCTTAAAGATGAAAATAATAACTTTATCTTTAAGGTAGACGGTACACCTAGATTAAAAGGTGGTAGACCTAAAGGCTCAAAAGGCAGAGGATATAATTATCATAGTCAAACTAAAGCTAAGTTAACTGCTAACCGAGTTATAAAAGATAAACAAAAGAAAATAGCTAAGACTGAATCTAAGCTACATGCTTATAAAGAATCTTTAAAAAACACAAAGCAAACAATAAAAAAGCTAGAAAACTCAGACTCCGATAAAATTATAACCCCCGAAGAGCTATCAAACACCCCCAAGCAAGTTCAACAAGCAGCAAAAGAAAATGTTATCTTTGCTCCAAATGAAGGGCCTCAGACAGAGTTCCTCGCAGCAGCCGAGACAGACGTTCTGTACGGCGGAGCAGCAGGGGGTGGTAAGAGCTATGCAATGCTCGTAGATCCTCTCAGATACGCTCACAGAGCCGCACACAGGGCCTTAATCATTAGACGCTCAATGCCAGAGCTACGAGAGCTAATAGACAAAAGCCGAGAGTTATATCCCAAGGCTTTTCCCGGTTGTAAATACCGTGAAGTAGAAAAACTCTGGAACTTCCCCAGCGGGGCTAAGATAGAGTTTGGCTTCCTTGAGCGTGATGCAGATGTATATCGCTATCAGGGACAAGCATATAGTTGGATAGGTTTTGATGAAATTACTCACTTACCCACAGAATTCTCTTGGAACTACCTAGCTTCAAGATTACGTACTACTGATTCAGAAATTGTTCCTTACATGCGTTGCACTGCTAACCCCGGTGGCGTGGGCGCTCACTGGGTAAAGAATAGATATATATTACCATCAGAACCTGATACAAGCTTTGTAGGCAAAGATGGCCTTACAAGAAAGTTTATACCGGCTCGTTTAGAAGATAATCCTTTCCTAGCAATGGATGGTCGTTATGAAAAGATGCTTAAAGCCTTACCTCCTACACAACGTAAGCAATTACTAGAAGGTAACTGGGATGTTAATGAGGGCGCAGCCTTTACTGAATTTAGTTTAGAAAACCATGTAATACCGCCATTTCAAATCCCGATTTACTGGGATAGAGTTAAAGGAATAGATTATGGTTACGCCAGTGAGTCAGCTTGTATATGGGCTGCTATAGACCCAAGTGATGGCACCCTCATTGTTTATAGAGAATTATACCGTAAAGGCTTGACAGGACAGGATTTAGGCACTATAATAACAGAGATGGAAGTAGAAGACCCCTTTTCAGTTCAAGGTGTACTAGATACAGCAGCATGGTCCCGTACTGGGACTACAGGCCCTACAGTCGGTGAAACGTTGGTAAGACAGGGCCATAAGCTGCGAAGAGCAGATAAAAACAGAATACAGGGTAAAATTCAAATCCACGAATACTTGAGGCTTCAGCCAAGCGGACGACCAAGATTACAGATTTTCAGTAGCTGTCCTAGCCTGATACGCGAGCTTCAAAGTA